CGGTCCACGGTGTCTAGGACAATCATTCGGGCGAAGAAGCATCTGAGAAGGTGCCTGAAATATAGTTTCTGATGGTGGTCTGGTATGGATATGACAACCCGCGAAAAAAAAGAGATCCTTCTGAAGTATCGTTCGACCGTGCGGGAAATCGAGTGGCTTGAACGGGAAATCCAGAAGTGGAGATCCAATGCAGAGAGGATGACAGCATCGTACCATGCCGCTCCTGCTTCCGGGGGCTCCAATAGGCGCAGCATCGAAGAAGCCGTTGAGCAAATCGATAAGCTGATCAGACGGTTCATGGATTATCAATCGGATCTCATTCGTACCCGCGGGATGATAGAGAACGCCATTGAGAGCTTGAGAGACCCGGTACTCCAAGAAGTACTTCAGATGAGGTACCTTGACGGATTAAGCTTCCACCAAATTGCGGGTAAACTCGGATACAGTGATCGTCATTTGGTAAGGCTTCATAGAGCGGCGTTGGAAAAGATGTCCTTGAATGTCCTATATGAACTGTGATATAGTGTAGGCTGAAACAAAGCAGAGAGGTAGAAAAAAGGCCTCTCTGCTTTTTGCATGCACATTTTACGTTGAGAGGTGGTGGCGTGGCAAATGCGAAGAATCTTATTCCGAACTCCGAACGAACCCCGGAGCAGTTGCGGGAGATGGCCTCTGCCG